TAAAGGTTAGGCGGTGTTGATGGCTCGGGCAAGACCGAGGCCAAGGGCATCATTTAGGCCGGAGGTATCAGGGCTGGCCCCTCCACCTCCCCAAATAATCTCGGCTTCCCTGGCGGCAGCTATGACAGTCGAAACACCGGCGAAGGTGCAACGATTGTCAAAGAACAATTTCCGGGAAGTGTTGGCGGCCTTGGTGATCCCGGCAGCCAGGGAAGTCCCCTGATGCAGGAACTGGCAGTTAAGGAAGATGGCCGTAAAATCAACAACGGTGTCGGTGACGGCATCGTTGATGAAAAAAGCCCCCGACTGCCCGCCCCCGGAACGGCTCCGGAATACGCAGTTTTCGAAAATGTTCCATCCCCCACATCCGGTTGTGAAACTCAGGATGGTGTTGGCTACCGACCGATCCACATCATTCACGGACCCGAACATGCAGTCCTTGAAGTAGTTGTGGGATCCACTGATCACAATGGACTTATAACCTGTGGCGGCGGCCTGGGCGGCGTTGTTGGGACCGGCAAACCCGATATTCTCGAAGCGGTTGCCCACTCCGGAAATGGTCATTAGGGTCACATCTAAGGCCCCCCCGGTGGCTGCTCCATGCATCCAGCGGAGATTCTTGAAGCAGTTATCATCCCCACTCACGGTCATAAAGTTAATCATCGTATAACCGGCATGGCTGAACCTGGCCCGGTTATATCCGGCCTTGCTGGTCGGGGATAGGCCCAGGATATGGGCGTTGGATTTATCCCAAGTCAACAGGGTAGCCGTGGCTCCGGCGTCCCCTCTCCAGGCGTGAGAGTCCGGCGTGACCAACATGACATCGTTTCGGCCCGATACCATGGCGGCCTCGGCCTCCCATACGGCCCCGGTCTTGGCGTGGAAGTTAGCTTCGAGGACCCTGCTACGGAAGTAATTATGGGCATTCCCGCTTCCGGGGGTGATCATCCGAATTTCACCAACTGGTCCAAATCCCAATTGGGCAATGGCAAACTTGGTGAGTTCGTCCTGCATCTCAATAATTGATTTGCGTCTTAAGAACATGGTCGTTTCTCCTTTTCGTAGTTATCCGGGGGCCGTAGCCCCCGGTTCTATTATGAGGTTAGGTTGTTGGGTTAATAAAGGGCAGGCTCGACCAACTCGGTGATCTTGGTCAAGCAGTTCCTTTGTTCACACCCAAGCTGGGTATAAACGCGCAGGAACAGGTCCCACTCGTCATACCCGGACCGGCGGTGCATTTGGCTTCCATCAAGGTTTCCCCATCCTAACGGGGTCAATTCGTATTTCTGAATGATCCCATTCGGCATACAGAAGATCTTGTTGGGTTGGCACATTGAATCGACGGTGATATTAATGCTGCCGTCCCCCCCGCTAAAGGTCAGGGTTTCATACCCGCCCTTTAGTTGGGTCGGCGCATAGCGCACATCGGGCAGGAGCAGGTTCGCGTATTTCCGGCGCTGCCCAAGGCCCATGATCATGTGTTCGACCTTAAGGCCGGATCTCACCCTGGTGAGGTCGCAGGCGTTTAACATCAGGTCGATCTCCAGCTCCCGGTTGACGGCCCCATTCGACATGACGTTGGCTGCCCATTTCGGGTAGGTCGCGACCGCGATATTCTCGAAGGTCGCCAGAAGGGTAGCATCGTCGAAGATGCCATCCAATCCGGTGATCTCTATCGGGGTGTCGGTGCTGACCCAGGCGGCATCCCGAGCGCCCATTTTGACCGCAATAAGTCCAGCGGGCAGAGCGGTTGTGTCGTTGGTATAGGCGGCGATAGTCGCGTTGGGATGGTTGGTTTTATAGGTCGTCCCGGAGGCCTCGAAGATCACGACCTTGGTGGACGGCGTAATGCTGAAGATCCGTTGGGCTACGCAGGTGCTGTTGGCGCACACGTCCCCGGCGGCAGCGTAGAAATCAATCAGCATCCCCTCTTGCATATAGGTGATGCCCAGGTCGTTGTTGAAGGTCACGGCGTAGGTCCCCGAGGTTGACGGCGCGAAGGAGGCCGAGGTGACGCCCACTTTACCGAAGCCGTCCCAATGGGCCATGCGGTTCATGTCCACCACGATGCTCTGATAAATGTCGTCCATCTCGTCGGCCAAGCCGTCCACAAAAGCGGCGGCGTTGCCCTTGGCGGCCTCAATGGCCGGGCCGGTCAGGCGAATCGCCCCATATAGGTACTTCGGTACGATCGTCCCCTGGTCTTTGATCCCGGTCAACGGATCGGGCAGCTTCGCAGATTCGGCGCGTGCCCCGGTGCTTTGAGTCCGGGCATAGCGCAGTCCGAAGATATAGCCCAGGCCAGCCGGTTTCCGGTCGGATTTGGAAAAAAGGTTATAGGTTGTTTTCTCGTCGGCGAATTGGTTCTTCAACCCCTCGCCGTACACGTTTTTTAGGATCTCGACTAAGGAGTCGAGGGCTGCATAAGCAGTAGTCATTTGTTAGGTCCTCCTGATTTCTAAGGTCTCCAGCGCTCTACGAGCGCCTTTCTTGCGGTTCTCATGTCGATCTTCGGAGACGCAGTCGTCGTGGCCGTGGTTGCGGGGCTCACAGGAGGGATCTTTAGTTTCCCTTCGGCGTGTTCCTTAATGACCAGTTGTTTAAACGCCTCTAACTTCTTTAAATTGTCCTTTGTCATCTTCTGGACCTGGCGCTTATCCGAAATATCGATGGTGGCAAACGGGTTATTTACTCCCATGTATTCGGCATAAAACGTCTTTACTTCTTTGCTGACTTCGTGGCCCAGGGCTTCATCAACGGCAGATAAGACGGCCTTATCGTAGCTCGTCAGCAGCCTATCGCTGCTTTCGGCCTGCCGGAAGGCCTCATGGTCGGCCTTCAACTTGGCATTCTCACGGCGTTGGCGCTCGATGGTTTGCTCGGGAGTTTCTTCCTCCGTCCGTTTTAACTCTTTCTGATGTTCGTTCCAACGGACCCAATCGTCCCGCTCCTTGGCCTTGGCTAACAGCTCGTCGATCTGTTCCGGGTCGATCCCTTTCCCAAGTATCGCTGTTCCGCTCTCAATCAGAGCGTTAAGCTCCTCGGGCGTATCGACCTCATTGGCCTCCATGATCTCCTGAAGGGATTTCTCGGCTTGGCGGGCCGCGATCCACTTAGGATGCTTATCGAATGGAAGCGCTTCTTCTCCAGAGGTGCGGGATTCCTCTCCTTGCCCGCTATCGGGTCCGGCCCCCGATTCATGCCGTCCTTCGTCTCCGGGGTCCGATCCCGGTATTGCGGTTTTTTCGTTAGGGTCTGGCATACTCTGCTCCTTTTCTGGCATTCCCCGACATGGGCCACCTATGATGTCCATATCGTGGATCGCCCGCTAAATGTTTTTTTTCTAAATAAATCTTTGAGACCGTGCTTCTCGCTATATAAAAGCACATGCGGCAGACCATTTCGCCCCGGTATTCATGGGTGGCCTCATCCCCGCATTTACAGGTCATTTCTCGCCCTTCGTATTGGCATAAATGGCCCGCTGTTGGGCCTTAGCCCGGCGCAGGGTTAGGGGCTTCTTGGATTTAGGCCCATTGGGGCTCACGACCTTATAACCCTTGCCCGATTTCTTTACTTTAAATGGCACGATGCCCTCCTACCATTTCCAGGGTGCATACCAGGGCTTGTCGGCTATTTCCTTGGCGGCCCGTCTTTTCATTTCTTCCGAATAGGCCCCCCCGGTTTGTCGGTCGGCCACGGCCCCCGGCTCTCCGACCTCATTGGCCATGTCCTCGATCATCTGCTTACGCTTTTTGAGCTTGTCGATCAGGCTCGTTTCCTGTCTTAGGTTTCCCATTCAGGGGACCTCCTTGTCCGGCCTGGGCTGCTGCTGCAAGTTGCGCTTGCATGGCAGCGGCCTGAACCAGCATATTATGGGCGTCGTTATGGCTCATGAACAAAACTTGGGATTGCATCGGGATGGTCTTGAATTCGGGCGACAGAATCCATCGCCGATGGACTTCAAAATGGATTGGATGATTATCGTACTTAAAGAATGGGTCGTTATTTATGACCGGGGAGTCTGGGCCTAACGCACCCCCGGTGGCCTGGGCGTCGGGTATGAACATCTCATCGAACTTACCGACTTGGGACGCTGAGTTCTCGGCCTCGGCCCGGTTGACATCGACACTCTCCTTGCCTGTGAACCCCGACACACCCATACGGGTCTTAAGTTCCTGGCGCAGGTCGGCATCGTTTACAACATCGCCCAAAAGGCCCTGTCCGGCCATAGTCATCAGGGCCTGGGTCTGGCCGGTCCTGGTCGTAGATACCCCGGAATCCAATTCGAGGATTACGTCGGTGTTGCCCCGCAGGTCAGAGGATTTGAACTTTAGGACCCGGACGGCATTGCCCGACCCGGTGATCTTGATTATGCGCTCGTCGGTATAGAGTTCCTTGGCGACCAGCAGGCGCTTTTTCTCGACCCGCTCCATCGCCCGGTTGTACCTGTCTGTGTCCGGGTAATGGCCCCGCTCGGCGGTCTCACGGAGGATATCGACCTGGACCCCGGAGGATTGGGCACTCGGCGGCTGGCCTTTCAGAATGTTCTTAGGATCTCCGGAACTGTCCTGGATCTGGCGCTTCTTAACGTCGCGCTCCATTAAGGTTTGTTCATTGAGGGGCGTCCCCTGTTGGAATTCAGGGCGCAGGCCCCCGGATTTGGCCCCGTCGTATTTTAGAATCAAGAAGGATTCGCCCCGGTCGGATAGACGCTGCAGGCTGACCTCGCCTGGCATGAGCAGGCGCGGGCGCCCTATGGTCCGGCGGTTTTCTTCAAGGGCCTTATCGATCTCATTGATCGTGTTCTGTGGGCTGATAAGGTCATCGACCCCCGAATCCGACCAGAACCGGCCCGGAACATAGTTGTAGTGGAAATCAGTAAAGGAATAAAACCACATTCCATTTTCACTCAGGATCGGCATACGGGGGTAATCGCCCAGGACCTCGTCCCGGCAAACTACGACATACCGGCCTTCCGGATAACGCTTGGAGGGCTTGAACTCAACCTCGCGGAAGATGACCTTGTCGTCCATGTCGGTGTCCAGCATGGAGGTGTCTATCCCGTCACCCTTCCATCGGCTGACCTGGCCGACCAGCTTCATCAGGCGGGCTTGGTAGTCCAGGGTCGTCGTCGAATCCTGGCCTTTGAGTTTGGTCTTGTAGGTGTCCTCGACCCATTCCCTGGGCTTTAGGGTTTGGAGGCCAATCCACCTTTTATCCCGCAGTCTGGTACCCATGAAGTCCAATCGGACCTGGAAGGGATGGACGTGTTCGGTCCATACCTCCCCCCCCCGCAGGGTTTTTCCTTGGGGGTCGCGGAGAATCGGCCCCTCATCGAGGTTGGGATAGACCCGCATGAATGTGGTCCCGAGCAGAACAGTGCAAATGGCGCACATCTCCCGCTCGTCCGCAAGCTGACCGTCGTTGATCCTCTGCATCCATTTCAACAGGTCGGCACCTAACTTGGCGGCGTCCTTATCTTCTTGGTCTTCGGTATTGGGCAGGATCTTGGGAACCAGCTTCTGGTTCAGAAGCAGGGCCTTTATAGTCCGGACATACTCCCGGATGTCGTTGGACACAGGCGTGGTCTCGGTGGGCTTAAGTAGGCGGCGCTGAAAGGTCTTGGTCGATCTTATGTACTCGATCCATTGCTCGCCGCAGTTATGAACAAAAACCCCGGCCTCAATGGCGAAATTGCTCGTTGCCGGTACAGAAGCGTCAAATACCCGCTTAATTCCAACGGGCTTAATCTTTATAACCCGGCAATTGACGGCGGCCCGTTTTTCTTCCCATTTGGTCCGCATCTGATTAAGGCGGGCTTCTCTCTTTTCCGGATCATCCCAATATTTTTTAACTCCCTTTCTAAGCCGATCCAAATATTCAGGGTCTTTACGATAGGTCTTTACGGCGAGGAGCATTTTTTCTCTCTGATCGCGCCATTGTCTTTTGGCTGACTCAGATTTCTTTTGTCGCCCCTCTTCGCTTTGAGCATAGGCGGTCATGCCATTCAAAATCGCTTCTTTATGTTTAATAAGAGTAAGTCTGGCATGATCTCCCGAGGTCATCATGGAAAGATTTTCGGGGCTATTATCCTGTTTGTCTTCATTGACATGATGGATGACGTGGCCCTTTATGTCTTCACCGAAGACCTCCCTTGCGACCATACGATGAGTCTGTTCCCATTTGGCATCATAGGGCTGGAAAATCTGGTTATAGCCGCCATTGGCCCCAACAGCTTTGAAGAATTTATTTTTATAGGGGATTAGTGGTATCCCAGG